AGGGGTGACCGCAATGGTCACCCCTTCTTTTTTATTTTATGGCATCTTTCAGATCCGTGATCACATTGGTCACATAATTCCGGGCTTCATCGGTCTTCAGGTGCTTCAGATCCCGTTCCATCATGTCCAGCACTTCTTCCAGAATGGTCTGATAGTCCGGATGGCTGAACTTCTGATCCAGCAGATCCACCACCATCTTGGCCACATAATCAGGGCACTTCCGCTGACCACCTTCCCAGTTCTGGATGGTGCGGAAGGGGATGCCAGTGATCTGGGACAGCTGGGTCTGGGTCAGGCCGTGCTTCACCCGTGCATGACGGATGGGGTTGATGGGGATTTCCTTCATGGTGCCAGTCAGTTTAATATCCATAGTGCTTCATCCTTTCTTTAATTCCAGATTACTTCATCCAAGGTGACCTTTAGATCATCCACGGCATTGCACAGGTCTTCCAGTTCATCAGTCCGGCTGGTCATCAGTTCACCTGTTTCATTTTCTGGCATATTGATATAGTATTCCAGAATGTCATTGGCTTCCTTCACAAGACCCAGCAGGTTCTTCAGATCACGGGCAGTCAGGGAATACATTTCCCGGTCACGCTTGGGGGTGGTGCACTTTGCAGGTTTTTTCATGATGTTCCTTTCTGCCGGTTTAACCACCCACCGGCAAGGCTGTTGATTTAGTTTTCAGTGAAGAAACCGTTTTTATATGCTTTGTAGATTTCCTTGGCCTTGGCCTGACTGATGTAGAAGAAATCTGTCTTGCCAAGCATTCTGGCCTTGTAGGAAGTACAATAGTCATAGGAAAGAAAACCATCTTTGTGAAGTTCAAATGGGTTGATCCCTTCTGCCTTCCACTGGTGAAGGTATTTGCCGCTGAAGATGTGAACTTGGAACCACAGCATGGATTTCTGGGTGTCTTTGAAGGGTTCTGCATGTTTACCCCAACCATATTTTCTTCCATAGTCCCAATCGGACAGATCCGGGTTATTGTGATCATTCAACCATTCAAGATACTTTGCAATGAATTCCTTGGCAACGGTCATCTTGGCTTCTTTGATGTTCATACTTGTTCCTTTCTGCCCTGCCATCTTCAGCACAGGTGGGGCGGTTCCTGTGGATCCCCGGTGTGGGGATTTCGGCTATTAGTTGAAGTAGTAGTTCCATTCATGTTCAGAAAGTGCATTGAACTTGCCGTGGAAGGAAATTGCATTTCTGCCGGGGCTGTAAACGGTCACCGTGTAAATATCGGTTTTGTTCAGAAGGGACTTGACTGCAACCTTTGCCCGTGCCTTGGTGTGGCAGTCATACCAGTGGGGGATCATCAGATTGCCCTGATATTCATAAATCTTGATGTACCAGTCACTGCTGTGGGATTCAGGGTAACCGGAATCAATAAGAACCTGATGGATGTGGTTGAAGTCTTTCATGGTGTATTTCCTTTCTTTGGTGGGGTGTTTTGTTTGCCGGGGTACTGTCAATATAATACACCCATTGGGTGCATTTTCATAGATGGAATATTGCACAAAGTTTGCACCCATTGAGTGTGTAGAATGTCCAAGGTGTCCAAGATGTCCATGATGGAATACTATTTCTTATATAATTTATTTTTACAAGGTCAGTCAGATCCTTTTCCTATTAAAAAGTAAAGAAGTTATTTTCATCTTGGACATCCCGGACATCATGGACAGAAAAAACACCACCGGGGATCCGGTGGTGTCCCGTGTCACTTGATTTCTTCCAGAAGGTGCAGGATGGTGGTGGCCTTCATGATCTGGCACAATGCTTCCTGTGCATCCTTGCCTTTGGCCTGATCATACATTTCATAGGCTTCAGCCAGTTCCGCTTCCAGATATGCAATGATTTCTTCCGCTGTCTTCATAGTGTCACCCCCTTCCTGTGTTGTTGTACTAACAACACCTTGCCGAATGGAAAGGGTGAGTTAGTACAACAAAAGGGTCAAAAAAAGTTGACCCGTTTTATTTTCTTTTCTGTGCCCATCCAATCAACTTCAATACTGTCCACGAAAGACCGCCAGAATGCCCTTCTGTGGCTATCGTCAAGATGCTGGTATATTTCTTTCCACCCGGCATGAAGGATGGCTTCAATCTTGCTGAAGTCCTTCACAATGACTTCCCCCTGATCCGCTTCAGCTTCCTTCAGCTTCTGCATCAGTTCAGTATACTGGGATTCATATTGTTCCACCTTCCGGATCTTGCCGGTCTGCCATGAATAGTTCAAGCGGTCAATCTGGGCATTGATGTCATCAATGTTCTGCTTTGGGATCCTGAAGGCATCACTGTCTTGGATTTCTGCCGCTTTGACCTTGGCATCTGCAAGGTATTGTTCAATGCTGGCAAGCATCAGTTTTTCAAGGGTATTTTCATTGACCGATTTGTTGTAACTGCAAGACCGGCTGATTGCCCATTTTGAACAGCGGTACATTTTATAGATGTAGGTCTTGTCCCCCCGTTTGTTGTGGTTGGTTGTTCCCCGTAAGACAGTACCACATTCCGGGCATCTGACTAAGCCACCAAAAATATAATCCCGTGCAAGGGTATTGACCTTGGTGTTCCGCTTGATCATCTTCTGGATCCGGTCAAAAGTGTCCCGGTCAATATATGGTTCTTCCACATAATGTGGATTTCCCCGGTATTCTCCACAAATCATTTCATTTTGCAGTACATTGGAAACTGTCTTGTACATGATTTCCAGCTTATACTTGGTATTGATGTACAACACCGTTTTGTGAATGGACTGATGCATCTGGAAGTGTGCAAGCAGATCTTCCATGATGTACGCTGTTTCCGGGTCTTTTATCACCCGTTTTTTCCCTTTTGGGTCAGCTGATATTTTGTAACAAAAAGGAAGGCTTCTGGTCAGCGGTTGTCCGGTTGACACCTTGTATTCATTGACAATGTTGATCCGTTCACCAGTCTGATCAGCTTCCAGTTCTGCAATGGTCAGCTTCATGTTGACTAACATCCGGCCATTGGCCGTGGTCAGGTCATATTCTTCTTCCGTGGTTGACCAGATCACTGGGCTGATCCGCTTCATACATTCATGGTATTCAGCAACGGATCTGAAGAACCTGTCCAGCTTGATGAATATGATTCTTTGGAACTTTCCTTTTTCAGCATCTTGAATCATCCGCTGAAGTTCTGGACGGTTCCGGATCAACTTCCTACCAGATACACCTTCATCAACATACCATTCAACAATCTTCATGTTGTTCTTTTCAGCGTATTCTGTCAGCTTCATCTTCTGGGCATCCAGTGACAGTCCGTGAAGTTTTTGTTCCTGTGTTGACACCCGGACATAGGCGGCAACCGTTTCAATCCTACCACTGAATGCATTGTCAATGGCATTGTTCTTTTCAAATACTGTCATTCAATCACTCCCTTTGTGTGTATTCTATGGTGTTCGACAAGATCCCCTTGAAAGCATCACCACCTTTCCAGTATTTTCAGATTGTCAGACAATTCACCAATATTGTAAAATAATTGCGGAACGGGTGTTCCTGTTCTGCCCCGTAAGAAAGGAGTATCCCCATGAAAGAAAAGTACATCACAGAAATCACACAATTCATCACCACATTGGAAGAAAGTCAATTATTGTACATACTCACTTTTATCAAGAAGCTGTTCGGAAGTCATTAGACTTCCGCTTTTTTTGCTTCTGCCAGACTGTGCACCAGATCCTTCACAATCTTTCTCTGACTTGCATCCAGAAACTTCAGATCTTCATATATTTCCGTCAAGTCTTTGTCTGCAACCATTTCAAAATGAAGATCTGCCAGATTTATAGGATCTTCTTTTATTTCTATTTGAACCTGTTTATCCCATCCCATTAGATACGCAATAGATACACCCAACACTTCACTGAACTTGACAATCCGGGACTGTGGGACATCTACCTTGCCGGATTCAATCCGGGTGATGGTGGAATGGTTGTTGTACCCCATGCGGTCAGACAGTTCCCGTTGTGACCAACCAAGTTCCGTCCTGCGTTGTTTGATTTTTTGACCAATAGACATGTCATGCACCACCTTTCACCATCATTATAGTAAGTTGGTGCATGAAAATCAAGAAATATGTTTTATTTTTTGAAAATACCTATTGACATTTTATAAAATGCCGCTATAATAGGTTTTGTCAGGTGCATGACATGCACCGGACGGATGATCCAAGCGGCAATCCAAGAAGGGCTAAAATAAGAACTACCGTCAACATGATACATATGCTGTCGAATTTACCCGTGAGGGTGTAAGCTACCGGATGGTGTGAGAGGGCATCGGGCGGGCGGTTAATCCCAGAAGGGCTATGCTAAGACCAACCGCTTGAATCATCATTAAAATGTCAGAAAGGTGGTGAACCGTATGACCAATACTGCATTGCTGGAAGAATACATCACTAAGTCCGGCAAAAAGAAGAAGTATCTGGCCGAAAAAGTTGGACTTTCTTTGGCTGGATTCCGCAATTGTTGCATCAATAAGGCTGAATTCACGGCCAGTCAGATTCAGATTCTTTGTGAAGAACTGAACATCAGAACCCTGAAGGAAAGACAGGCCGTTTTTTTTGCGGCAGTTGGTGCATAAGGTGCACCAGAAAGGAAGGTGCCCATGAAGAAACCCAATGGGAAGGATCTGCTGGCACTGCTGATCAAACTGTTGGCAGATCAGGAAGGTGTGAAAATTACATATGAAACACGGTAAGAAGCCCACGGTTGCACAGCGGAAGCTGATGCAGAAGTGGAAGTTGGATCCGGCTGTGTGGTTGGTGGTCAAGGACACCCCTGAAGAAATGGTGTTGGTGCACCGGCATTCAGACAGTACCACCAGAAGGATCCCCAAGGGGGAAGCGGTATGAATTGGAAGCCAGTCAAGGGATATGAAGGTCTGTATGAAGTATCAGATGCCGGTGATGTCTTTTCTGTTAGAACCGGAAGGATGATGAAATCCAGCATGACATCACATGGATATATGCGTGTGGTGATACAGGTTGATGGTAAGCAGTCAATGAAGCATTGTCACCGTCTGGTTGCTGAAGCATTCATTCCCAATCCGGACAATCTTCCACAAGTCAACCACATTGACGGGAACCGTCTGAACAATCATGTCAGCAATCTGGAATGGTGCACACCATCTGAAAATCTGAAACATGCATACAGGACTGGTTTGAAAAAACGAAAGTTGACAGATGAAGACATCACCTTCATCAGAATCCACTACATCCCAAGACATCCTGACTTTGGAACCCGTGGGTTGGGTAGGCGGTTTGGTGTCACACAGGTTGCAATATCACATGTGATCCACATGAAGGGTGGTGATGTTGATGTCTGATATTAAGTTATTCCCTCATCAGGTGGAAGCACTGGAAGCTGTGAAAGGCTTTAAGAATGCGGCTTTTTATTTAGACATGGGTTAGCTTGGGGAAAACCTTCACGGCAAGTGAATTTGTTGATGGTTTGGATCCCCGGTGCATTCTTCTGATCTGCCCCAAGTCAATGTGTCCCATGTGGTTGAACCATTACATCCAGCACTATCCGGAACGGCAGGTGTTTGACCTATCAAAGCCAAAGGAACTGGAAGCGTTCATGACTTGTGACCAACTGAAAACCGGTGTGGTCAGCTACCAGACAGCATGGAGAAGAAAACAGCTGTTTGACCTTCAGGATTTTGTGCTGGTGTGTGATGAAAGTTCCAACCTTCAGAACAAAACGGCAAAGCAGACAAAGGGCATCTTGAAGCTGAAGCCTTCAAACATCGTGCTACTGTCAGGAACCCCCACATCCGGGAAGTATGAAAATTTGTGGGTACAGTGTCATCTGCTGGGCTGGCAGATTTCTGAAGATCTGTACAACCGGCAATATGTGAATTGGAAGACTGTTGAATCTGATGGATTCTTCCACAAGATTGTGGACATGGACAACCCCTACAAGAATGTGGAACGGCTGAAGCAGAAGTTCCGAGATCATGGTGCAGTGTTCATGAAGACTGAAGAAGTCTTTGACCTGCCGGGTCAGACCTTCACCACGGTGACGGTTCCCACATCCAAGGAATACCGGAAGTTCATGAAAACCGGATATGTCCAGATGCCGGACGGATCTGAACTGATTGGTGATCAGATCTTCACCAAGCGGCTGTATTCCAGACAGCTGTGTGGAATGTACAGTCAGGCCAAGTTGGAAGCATTCAAGGAATTGATCCAGTCCACCAATGACCGTGTGATTGTCTTCTACAACTTCAACATGGAATTGTTGTGGTTGCGTGAAATCTGCCGGAATCAGCTGGACAGGCCGGTCAGTGAAGTCAATGGCCATGAAAAAGACCTGACAGCATATGACCGGCATGACAACAGTGTGACCTTCATTCAGTATCAGGCCGGTGCCATGGGTCTGAATCTTCAGAAGGCCAACAAGATCATCTATTTCACACTGCCGGAAAGGTCTGATCTGTTTGAACAGTCCAAGGCACGGATCCACCGGATTGGCCAAGACAGACCGTGCTTCTATTGGATCATGACCTGTGAAGGGTCTGTGGAAGAAATGATCCACCAAACACTTCAGGAAAGAAAAGACTTCACGGATCAGTTGTTTGAGGAATTGCTATGAACTACAAGCACGGTGGAAAAGGCACCCGGTTATATCGGATTTGGTTAAACATGAAAAACCGATGTCACAACCCCAAGACACCGCCATTCAAGAACTACGGTGCCCGTGGAATCACGGTCTGTGATGAATGGAAGGATGACTTCCAAGCATTTCATGACTGGGCAATGGCCAACGGTTATGCAGACCACCTGACCATTGACCGGATTGACAATGACGGAAACTATTGTCCGGAGAATTGCCGGTGGACAACCCCATTGGTTCAGGGGAACAATTCCCGGCACAACCACATGATCACCTATGAAGGTGAAACCCACCCATTAAGGGAGTGGGCAAAGATTTTAGGATTTACATACCCAACCCTATCAAATAGGATCAACACCTATGGTTGGGATGTTAAACGGGCATTCACCACACCCGTTGGAAATCAAGGTGGAAAAAATCAAAAAGGAAGGAAAACAACATGATTATCAAGTGCAAGGTTGAGGCTGGAAACTGTCCGCAAGATCTGGACATCTGCTGTGCCACCTGCGGCTTCAAGGCCAACTGTGACAACTGCTGTGACAGTCAGACCATGGCTGATCACCAGAACTGCCCTGATGCAGAAGTCACCGCTGGTGAACTGACCGGATTCCAGTCCGCTGTCCCTGACACCATCCAGAAGATCACTGATCTGCTGAAGCTGAAGAAACAGCTGGATGAACAGGAAAAACAGCTGAAGCAGAAGCTGGTTGAAAACATGGAAGTCTATGGTGTCAAGTCCTTTGAAACTGACCTGATCAAGATGGTCTATGTGGCACCCACCACCAGATCCAGCATTGACAGTGCCAAGCTGAAGAAGGATCACCCGGACATTGCCCAGCAGTACACCAAGACTTCCAGCGTGGCGGCATTCGTCAAGGTTGAACTGAAGGGCGGTGGCAAGTGATGACACCTGCTGTTCAGATCACCCTGATCATCTGTGTGACATTGGCCTTCATCAGCTGGATGGGGAAGAAGTGATCCCATGGCCGCTGAAAAATCCTTTGAAGAAAAGCTGAAGAAATGGCTGGAATCTGAAGGGATCTATGCACTGGGAACCCCGGTGCAGGACATGACCACACCCCCCTGTGGCTACTGGGAAAAGCGGTGGGGCGGTGGCAAGTACATCAAGTCCGGGATGCCGGACATGCACATTGTGGTGAATGGTATCAGCATTGAAGCAGAACTGAAGGCACCCAATGGAAGACCGTCTGAACTTCAGATCCAGAAACTGAATCAGATTGATGAAGCCGGATGCATTGCCTTGGTGCTGTTTCCCAAGGATTTTGAAAACTTCCAGAAGTTAGTCCGGCACATCAAGGGCTATCACATGGAAATGCCCAACATTGTGACCTATTGCAGTTTAGAAAGGGGATGGAAAAAATGAGTGATTCCGTAATGATTATTTTGATCCTGTGCATCACCTATGTGGTTGTCACCATGATCAACAGATGGACTGCCGGTGCCAAGCGGCCTGACAACACCCAGCGGAAGGATGGTGTCAAGCGTTGAGCCATTCCAGACTTGGATATTCCGCTGTGTCCACTTTTGAACAGTGCCCCTTCCAGTATAAGTGCCAGTATGTGGACGGCCTGAAGACACTGCCGTCCACGGATCCGGCCAATGCCTTGATCATCGGCACAGCCCTTCACCGGGGCATTGAAACAGATGTGGACACCGCCATCCGGGAATATTTTGATACCTTCCCCATCATCACGGATTTGCATGTTGATGAAGAAATCAAACTGCGGCACCTGATCCCCAAGGTGAAGGAAGTCATCCCGGAAGGCATCCATGAAGTGCAGGTGGTGGACACCAACTTCATGGGAACGCTGGATCTTCTGGTTCCCATTGTAAAGATGAAGACCACAGGTATTGAATACTTTGATCTTTATGATTTCAAGTACATCAATCCCAAGAACCAAGACCGGTACATGGATTCCAGACAGCTTCATCTGTATGCCTATTACTGGATGAAGAAAAACCCCGGCAAGAAGATCCGTTCCCTGAACTTTGTCTTCATTCCCAAGGTGCAGATCCGTCAGAAGAAGACTGAAGATCTGTTCCAGTTCCGTCAGCGGTTGCTGGAAGAACTGAATCAGGTGCAGATCCATGTGGAATCTGTCACCTATGATCCCCAGAAGGTCATTGACCATCTGGAACTGACACAGGAAATTCTGACCTGTGATGAATTCCCCAAGAATCCCACCAGACTGTGTGACTGGTGTGATTATAAAAATTTCTGTCATGAAGGAGATATGAACGATATGGCATTACCTAGCATTGAGCGTGTGCCGGTGAACTTCAGCCAGCACAAGAAAATCTGGATCTATGGTGCACCCTTCAGTGGAAAGACCACTGTCTGTGATGGTGCCCCCACCCCCCTGAACCTGAACACGGACGGCAATGTGAAGGCCGTCACAATGGCCAGACTGCCCATCAAGGACACCATGGAAGGCCGTCAGAAGAAGCTGGCATGGGAAGTCTTCAAGGAAGCCATCAATGATCTGGAAGCCGGTTCCGACTTTGAAACCATTCTGGTTGACCCGCTGGAAGACACCTATGAATCTTGCCGCCTGTACATGTACAAGCAGATGGGCATCACCCATGAATCTGATGACAGCTTCCGGGCATGGGATAAGGTCAGAACTGAATTCCTGTCCACCATCAGACGGCTGATGAATCTGCCTTACAACATCATTCTGATCAGCCATGAAGACATGTCCAAGGACATCACCAAGCGAACCGGTGACAAGATCACCGCCATCAAGCCCAACATTCAGGACAAGATTGCCAACAAGATTGCTGGCATGGTGGACATTGTGTGCCGTGTGCTGGTGGAAGATGATGGCCGGTACCTGTCTTTCAAGTCTGATGCCGTTGTCTTTGGTGGTGGCCGTATCACCGGCCATGGCAAGACCCAGATTTCCCTGACTTGGGATGCCATTGAAGACTTCTATGCCACTGTGAACGGCCAGAAGGCTGTGGAACAGCCTGTCAATCAGCCTGCTGAAGAAGCACCGGCAGAACCCAAACAGTCCACCAGACGGGGCAGAAAGGCCGCTGAACCTGCTGAAGAAGTGGTGACCAACACACCCCCTGAAGCACCTGCTGTCACCCCGGATCCCGTGGATCCCCCGGCTGATGAACAGCCCAAGAGAAGAACCAGAAGAACCCGTCAATGATAAGAAAGGAAATGCAATATGAAACTGAACAAACTGTGGGATGGCCTGAAGCAGATTGCCAATGGTGACTATGTTCTGGAAGGTGATCTGATTTCTGATGAAACCATTGAAGTGGATCTGGATGACCGTCTGGTTGTCCGTGGATCCGTGATTTCCAAGAAGAAGATCATTGTCCGTGGTGGCATCAAAGCCGGTTGGGGCATCGAAGCCGGTTGGGGCATCGAAGCCGGTGAAGGCATCAAAGCCGGTTGGGGCATCGAAGCCGGATCCTTTATCCATTCGGAAAAGCGGATTTTTGCTGGTGTTTCTGTGTACCACACCACCCAGAACTGCAAGAAGACCATCCAGTGTGCTGAACTGCGGAAGGGTGAAATCTGCTTTGGTGACCTGATCATCACCAAGCCTGAACCCAAGACCTTCAAGGTGGTCTGTGTTGATTACAGGCAGGGTGAAAAGGGCTTCACCATTGGCAAGGTCTACATCTGGGACAATGGCACCCTGACCCGTGACGATGGCTTCACCTATGGCCGTGGTCTTGGTTGTGGGGTGAACGGCACTGACCCTGACAAGTGGGAACTGTCCCAGTATTACAAATTCATCAAAATTGTGGAGGAATAACATCATGAGTATTTTTGAAAAGTATGCAGACAAGATCAATGCCGATGAACTGAAGGCATCCCAGCAGGAGATCCAGAACAATGCCGGTGGCGGCAACCGTGAAGATGTGCCTGTGGGCAAGTATGAAGTCAAGGTGGACAAGCTGGAATGCAAGAAGTCCAAGGCTGGCAACCTGATGGTGTCCATCTGGTTCCGGATCATGACCGGCAAGTTTGAAAAGTCTGTGATCTTCTACAACGGTGTGTTCCATGAAGACTGGATGCGGCACCGTGTGGCCAAGATCCTGTCTGATCTGCTGGATGACGGTGACCGGACGGCTGAAATCAACCTGATCCTGAAGTCCAACAACATGGACACCATCAATGACTTCTGTATGGACATCCATGAAGACATTGATGGCCGTCTGGAATACCTGCTGGACTATGGTCTGTCCAAGGGCTATCAGACCTACAAGATCGAAGAAGTCTATGATGCCCAGTAAATAAACCGGATCCCCACCGGTGGTCATCTGCCGGTGGGGAACAGAAAGGAAGGTGATTCACATGATTTTTTATGACTTTGAGGTCTTCCAGTTTGATTGGCTGGTGGTGATCTTGGACATGAATGCCAGAAAGGAACATGTGATCATCAATGACCCGGATCAACTGAAGGCATTTTATGAAGCCCACAAGGATGACATCTGGGTGGGATTCAACAGCCGGGACTATGATCAATACATACTGAAGGCCATCTTGCTGGACTTCAACCCCAAGGAAGTCAATGACTGGATCATTGTCAGAAAGAAAAAGGGCTGGCAATTTTCCAACCTGTTCCACCGGATTCAGGTGAACAATTATGATGTGATGCCCAATCCACCCATTGGTCTGAAGACCTTTGAAGGAATGATGGGCAATGACATCCGGGAATCCGGTGTGGACTTCCGGATCCAGCGGAAGCTGACACCGGCTGAAATTGCAGACACGGTGAAATACTGCCGCCACGATGTGGAACAGACTGTGGAAGTCTTCCTTGAACGGAAAGACAACTTTGACACCATGATGCAGATGTGTCAGGTCTTCCAGATGCCGCTGTCCTATGTGGGCAAGACGGATGCTGGCATTGCTGGCAAGGTGTTGGACTGTGTGATGACTGACCGTGATGATGAATTTGACTTCATCATTGAAGATTTCATCAAGCTGGAAAAATATCAGTGTGTGATGGACTGGTTCCGGAATGCAAAACAGGATTGCATCCGGGAAATGAAGGCGGCACATGCTGAAGCACCCCCGTCCCAGAAGTGGAAATATGACTGGACGGATCCGGAAGCCTTCCGGAAGTTCTTCTATGACCGGTCACTGGTGACTGAAATCTGTGGTGTTCCCCATGTTGATGGTTGGGGCGGCATCCATGGTGCCCTTGGTGCCGTGGTGAAGCTGGACAAACAAGGCAAGGTTGTCATTGACAAGGCCAAGTCCAAGGCCATCTTCCGGAAGGGATCCATCTGGCATGTTGATGTTGGCAGTTATTATCCTTCCTATCTAATCGGCCACCAGCGGATCACCAGATCTGCCAGACATCCTGAAAAGTATGCTGAAGTGTACCACACCAGAATGGCACTGAAGGCCGCTGGCAAGAAGAAAGAACAGGCACCATATAAGAAGCTGTTGAACAGCCTTTCCGGTGCCATGAAGGACAAGCACAACCCAGCATATGATCCTTGCATGAACAACACCATGGTGGTCAACTGCCAGCTGATGCTAATCATGCTTTTGGAATGGCTGGAAGACATCCCCGGTTTTGAACTGATCCAGTCCAACACTGATGGTCTGATTGTCATGATCCCGGACACGGATGAAGCCTTTGAAATGCTGGATGACATCTGCTACAAGTGGGAATCCACCTGTTCCACCCCACTGTGCAAGATCGGTCTGGAATTTGATCAGGTTGACTACATCTACCAGAAGGATGTCAACAACTATGTCTGTAAGTTCACCGGCAAAGACAAGTATGAGCGGAAGGGTGCCTATGTGAAGGAACTGTCCCGGCTGGATGCGGATCTTCCCATTGTCAACCGGGCACTGGTGGACTACATGACCAAGGGCATTCACCCGGAAATCACCATCAATGGCTGTGATGAACTGATCCAGTTCCAGAAGCTGGTGAAGCTGTCTGACAAGTTTGAATGGGTGGAACACAATGGCCGGGAATACCGGTTCAAGTGTTACCGGGTCTTTGCTTCCACCAGATCCACAGATGGAAAAATCAACGCTTGCCGGAACACAGGCAAGAAGTTGGAAGTCAAGAAGTTTGGAAACACCCCGGATTCTTGCTTCATTGTGAATGATGACATCAAGACCACAAGGTGTCCGGCACATCTGGACAAGAAGTGGTATGTGGATCTTGCCAAGAAAAGACTTGCAGACTTTGGGGTGATCTTATGAATAGATTGATAGACCTGACCGGCCAACGGTTTGGATTCCTGAAGGTCATTGAATACAGTCCCCGGAAGACCAAGGGGTGTCACAACACCCACTGGTTGTGCCGGTGTGATTGTGGAAACTATCTAATTGTCCGGTCTGACAATCTGCGGAAGGGCAGAACCACCCGGTGCAGTGAATGCCGGGACACCGCTGGTGGAATGCGGTCAGTTTTTGTGAAGGATGTGATGGATCATGGGGTTGTATAAGGGATTCATTGTCACGGACGGCAAGCAACCCATGGAAAAATACAAGGGTCTGAACAGCTTCAGATCCTATGCAGAAATACAGCAAGAATCATCATTTGCCGGTGTTTTGCGTGATGATTGCATCATGATTGATGTGGATGATGCAACAATGGCTGAAAAAATGATGACAATTGTTGAAGACTTGCAGATCCGGTGCCGGGAGACCTGCACCAGCAGGGGCAAACATTTCACCTTCCGGAACAGCGGTGTGGAGAAATGCGGCACCGGTCTGAAGCTGGCCTGTGGTCTGGTTGCTGACATCAAGACTGGTGGAATGCCGGAAGTGCTGAAGGTGGATGGTGAAGAACGGTTCTGTGAATGGGGTGATGAAAACCCTGAAGCCGGTGAATATGATGAACTGCCCATCTGGATGCACCCTGTGACCACCAAGATGGACTTCCTAACCATGGAAGCCGGAACCGGCAGAAATTCCGGCCTGTTTGGATATATCCTGGTACTTCAGACCCAACTGGGTATGAACAGTGACCAATGCCGGGAATGCATCAAAATTATCAACAATTATGTCCTTCCGGAACCGTTGGATGATTCTGAATTGGAAGTGATTCTGCGTGATGATTCCTTCAGTAAGGAATTATTCTATGAAGGAAAAACATTCTTTCACAACCGATTTGGTGACTACCTGAAGGCAAAATACCACATCAAGCGGATCAACAATCAGCTTCATGCATACCGGGATGGTGTCTATGTGGCCGGTCACAGGTATCTGGAAAATGTAATGGTCAGGGATATTCCCACACTGAAATACAGTTTGCGGACGGAAGTCATCCGGTATCTGGAAGCATTGATTCCGGAAAATGAATCCACCGGTGCACATGAAAACCTGATTGCATTCCGGAACGGTGTTCTGGACATCAATACCGGATCCCTTCACCCATTCCACCCGGATTTCATAATCACCAACAAAATCCCGTGGGACTTTAATCCGGGTGCACAGTGTCCACTTGTGGATCAGACACTGGACAAAATAGCCTGTCAGGATCCAGAAATCAGATCTTTGCTGGAAGAATGCATTGGTTATTGTTTCTACCGGAAAAACAACCTGCAAAAGTCCTTCATCCTGACCGGTGTGGGCAGTAACGGCAAAAGCACCTTTTTGGAAATGCTGAAGTATCTGCTGGGTGATTCCAATATCAGTCAGCTGGAT